AAAACGTATGTACAATTACATTAATCAAATACCACAATATCAACATCTAAGCACACAAGAAGCAGTTAATCTTGTCATAAATACTTGACTTGAGACCAAAGATTTAGTATAATATATGTATTAGTTAGGAGTTAGAAACGTGGGATATTTAGTCGTAGGAGACATACACAACGAAATCCATTACATGCGTAAAGTGGTGGACTATGCTGTGGGCAAAGACCTACAATTAATTTTCGTTGGTGACTTAGTAGACTATGGCCCTGCACCAGCAGAGGTTATTCTACTTGCTAATTCTCTATCTAATGCACAATTTATCGAAGGCAACCACGATAACAAAATTTACAGATATTCTTTAGGTAATGATGTTTCAGTTATTCACACAATGGATAAGACGGTAGAAGCATTACAAGACCCTGAAGTAGCAGATGCATGGCAACAACTCTATGAGAAAATGACATCGCATGTTGTTATTGGTAACACTCACATTACTCATGCAGGATTTAGTGCAGAATATTGGAGTGGTGCTATTGATAGCAAGAAGACTAAAAAAACATACTTGTATGGTGAGACTGATAAAACTAAACCTTTCATAGAAAGATTTGGACAGATGTATCCACATAGGTCTTATGCTTGGACTGGTGCTATACCAAAAGGCAAAACTGTAATAGTTGGACATGACCGAAGTCCTTTTCAAGAGGAACCTGCATTCGACTCTAACATTAACAACATTGTAATTAGCGAAAACCCACAGGGTGGTACAGTAGTTTTTACTGACACTGGCTCTGGTAAAGGAGGTTTTGTTAGTGGTGTTGTTCTTGATGACAATGGCGTTATAGAGCAATGCGTTTCATTTGCAGATGCGACTTGATTTACATGGCGTAAGACATCATGAAGTTGACCATATGGTTGAAAACTTTATACTTGTAAATCAGTCGCAAATTCCTTTAACAATTATATGCGGTAATAGTCAGAAGATGATTGACTTGGTATACAATGTTATTGACAGAATTGGCTGTGATAACGTTGCTATGGACCTGTATGGTGTAATTGTTATCAGAAACATATAAAAAACTAACCAAAAATTGTCCTAACTATTGTTATCATACAATAAATATTGCTGTAATAAAATTATTTACTAAATTAAGGAGCAGTAAAAATGGCAAAAGCAGAACAGGTAGCACCAGAAACACAAGAAATTGTTGATGATGCACCACAACCAGAAGCAGGTACTGAAGAAAGTCAAGTTGAAAGTATTTCACTTGTTGACTTAAACAGCCTAGCACAGATTATCGACCTAGCATCAAGTAGAGGTGCATTTAGAGGTCAAGAATTAGAACCTATTGGTGCGTTATATAACAAACTCACTAAATTCTTAGCAAGTGTACAAGCGGCTCAAGAAGCATCAGGTTCAGCAGAAGGTGAAGAGACTCCAGAAGTCGAAGCACCAACAGGAGAATAACATGGCAGATATGATGAAACACGTTGGAGTTTACGGTGAAAAACCTTGTGTGGTAGTTTTTAGAGAACTTCCAGACGAACCAGAAAATGCACTTATTTGTTTAAGTGGCAACCTTGAAGGTAATTTACATGATGACGTAATGTCAGTTGTAGATAGTGCTGAAGGACAAGAATCAAACGAAATCAGTGAAGTCTTTTTTAGAAGAAGATTAAGTGATGGTGAGAACATGCTTGAAGCATTACACTCAAGAAAAATGTTACAAAAAGTTCCAGTTGATATGGTTAAATTAACTCCTTTCCCTAATCAGCAAGTAGACCTTACTGAAATCAATAAACAATTGAATAATATTAATGCAGGTAGTAACCCACCATTAAAAACAGAAGTTGATCCATTGGTTGCAGAAAGTCAGGCGGCAGGTAGTGTACCTTTAATTGAAGGCGGACAAAGTGTTGCTAGTGCAGAAGCATCAGCAGAAACAAGTTCCGAAGGAATTGCACAATCTATGATTGACCAAGCAACATTAATGGAAGAAGATGCTCAGGCATTGTTAAGTGAAGCGACGGCTAAGAAGGCCCAAGCATATGAAATGGCTCCAGAATTAAAGCCAAAAAGAGGACCTGGTAGACCACCAAAGACCGAAGCCTAGTACTAAATACTAGCAACAAACTTAACATTGTAGGAGATTAAAAAGTGTCAACTCACGACATAAAGATATTATTGGTTGCAAAACATAGTAAGAATAAAAAGTTTGAGTCATTACTTAAGGAAGTCTTTCCTGAGTCTATTCCATTAGACATGATTGACCAAATAGTATTAGAGTTTGTTGACGGCACTCAAGCAAAATTGGACCATAGTGACCTGAAGGACCCATTACCAACTGCCCCTGATAAGACTTGGGCCACTATGCTCCAGACCTTTTCTAATGTGAGACAGATTACTATTGTAGTAGATGTAAACCATGTAGAAAAACTAACAAACAAAAAAGTTAAAAACGTACTGGATAAACACTTTGATTAAAAAAATTGCTATCACAGGACATAGCAGTGGAATTGGAGCCGCTGTTTTAGACCTTGCTGACTTAACTTGTAATGGTACAGAAATTAGAGGTTACTCTAAAAGTAATGGCTGGAATATTGCAGACAGCGATGGCGATAAGATTATACAAGAACTGATAGACTTTGATCCTGATATTGTAGTCAACAATGCATACTATCCTGAAATCCAAACCAAAATACTCAAAGCCTTGTTTGAGGAATGGAAATCCAAAGATAAGATTATAATTAATATTGGTTCTATTAGTGGATACATGACTGGCATACTACCTGAGGATCAATACTTAACTTGCAAAGAAACTCAGAGAAACTTTGTAGTTCGTAACAGTTTCATAGATGAGGATACTGTAAAGTGTAAGATGTATAATCTTAGTTTTAGTTATGTTGCTACACCTTTACTAACAAAATCCTCACACCAGAAAAACACAGAAAACATGATACAACTAGAAGATGCGGCACTGGCAGTTCTAGAATGTTTTGATGATGATGAACAAGGCTACAGAACAGTTGAACGTGTTATACAATGTAAGCAAATTACCTTGGAAGATATGGAATCCAATTGGAGAACTGGTGCTAGAAACATGGCAAAACACATAATTCGTACTAATAACGACTTAAAATCGTAACCAAAACAAGCACTTACACTTCCAAATTTACCAAAAAAAGTGGTAGAAAAAGGTTGACTCTACCCCCAAAATCCGGTATAATATATACATATTAACAATTAAGCAGTAGGACTTTTATGTACAATATTTTCCAAATCAAACTCAGCAACGAAGTTACAGACTTTGTAAATTCTAATGACCATGGTCATACAGGTGCTGAAGCCAAGTATCCAATCTACGAAGCATATATGAGATTAATGCATGGACGTGGTGACGACTATGCGGCTAAGTTCAAAGACACAGATTTCCAACACTTCACTAAAGTTTGTGAAGTTAAGAAAGACGGTGGACTTGTTGATGGTGATGGCGAGCAATGGTTAGTTCGTAACCTAGAAGATGTATTTGCTGTTCTTAACGGCAGATACTTTGACGAAGACAGCAACGAAGATATTGTGTTTGATAATCATGTAAGTGGTTTTAAAATGAAAACAATTACTCGCAAAGACGGAGAAGTTGTTACTTACCGTGACATGCATTCTTTAAGTGTTGGCGACATTGTTCAAGATGTAGACAACGGTACATTCCACATTGTTGCTGGAATGGGTTTCAAAGATGTAACTGAGCAGGCTAAAAACTTCACAGAACAATTTCAAACAGAGGTAGCATAATATGTTGACAGAACAAATTCATAATGAAGCGGTACAAAATGCCGCACAGGCAACCGCACACTATTTAGATACAGTTGGTGAGCATCCATTTAATTGTGGCTTTGCTTGGGTAACTGCTAATGTTAAAGGCAACACCAAAGTAGGCAAAAGTTTTATTGCACAAGGTTTTGAGAAAAGTTATAACGGAGGATTTCAAATTTGGAATCCAAGTGGTAACTACACTCAAGATGTTGGTGCTAAAATGGCTGGTGCTGATGCGTATGTGTCTACTGTTAAAAAGTATATTCCAGAAGCACCACTTTACACAGGATCAAGGTTAGATTAATATGGCAAAAAAATATATCATTACAGACATCGATGGAGTAGTTTTAGACTGGGAAGAAGGTTTCAGTGTTTGGATGGAACATCACGGACACGAAAAAGTCGATGGCTTCCAGTTTATTTACAGCATTGGTGATAGGTATGGTATTAGCCGTAACCAAGGTCATAAACTTGTAAAACAATTTAATGAAAGTGCCGCAATAGGATTTTTACCTCCATTGCGTGATGCACAATGGTACATTAACTTACTGCATGAAAAACATCAATTTAAGTTTATTGCTCTAACAAGTTTATCTTTAGATCCGTATGCAAAATATCTAAGGGAAAGAAACCTTAAAAAGTTAATGGGCGATGCGTTTGAAAGAGTTATCTGTTTAGATACAGGTGCCGATAAAGATGATGCGTTGGATGAACTGGCAGGGTATGCCAAATATAAAGATTGTTATTGGATTGAAGACAAGCCTGAAAATGCTCAGGCAGGAATTAATGTAGGTTTCAAAGCAATACTAATGGAGCATGGACATAACATGGAATCAGATGTTGATGCTATTGTAGTTAAAAATTGGGAAGATATTTACATGCTTCTCACAGATGAGATTAGAAATAAACCAATTAAATATACACGGTAGGAGGTGTTAGATGGCTTATACAGGCAGAGAAGTTATTGCTCATGCAGTAGCAGTTGATAGGTACCAAGGGTACAAATATATTAAGTCGCATGAGACTAATAAAGAAAATACCAAAGGTAATTTTAGCCTCCTTATCCATTCATTAAAGGACCCTAAGACGTCAGTAGTAGGCCCTATTACGGAAGAGGACTATGCAACAGCAGATAACATAGTCGAATACTTTGAAGGATTAGTATTTAAGGCTATGCAACGTGACCTTAGTGAATACGAAAAGAAAATCACAGACCTTATTAAGGCAGAAGACCTTAACTTACAAGGTAAAGATGACCGTTTACCTATTGTAGGTTCATTACCTAATGTTTTTAGAAATAATGTTAAACATGACGTTTGGGCTGATGAGGAACGTACTCTGCGTAAAACATCTGAGTTCGAGGGCGAACTTAAAACACGACAAGAGTTCACAGGCGTTGTAAAAATGGCTAGATTTATGAATAGAACCAACAGTATGTTGTTTGCTATTCTTACTGAAAATGGTAATATTGTAAAGTTCTTTTATGATTGTTACAGAAACGAAGATATAGATGTTAAAAATGACATCAAACTTGGTAATCCTATTACATTTACAGGCTATATAAAAAGCCAAGAAATATCTAAATACTCTAAGTGCAAAGAGACCTTTGTTAATAGGGTTAAGATCCATATAGAAGATAAATAGTATTATAACTTAGAACTAGTCTTAGGACTAGACTGTTTAATAGCAGATCGGAGTATAATAGTATGGCAGTCTTTATGAATGCCAAAGGTACCACCAATACCAATTATCAAATAGGTAAAAGAGGTGCAAAAATCTTTGGCGGAGTAGCAACTCCTACAGATGCAGAAGTAAATACAGGTGATATTTGGTTAGATAAATCAAATAATAAAACCAAAATTGCTTATGTAAATGGAGGATCAGTTACATGGAATCAAATCCTTACGGAAAACTATGGTGATGTAACAATCACAGGTAACCTAACGGTTCAAGGCACTCAAACAACTGTTAATTCTACTACAGTTGAAGTTCAGAATGCAATGGTATTTGAAGGCGCCACAGCAGATGCTCACGAAATTACATTAACAACTGTAGAACCTACAGCAGATAGAACAATACGTTTACCTAATGTAAGCGGTACATTAACTATTGATGGTCAAATAGAAGTAGAAGATTTAAAGACTACAGCCTATGTTGCTCAAGGCGACACTTGGAATAGTGATGACAGTGAACTAGCAACAACAGGTAGAATAGACCAAATGATTGGTACTGAAATTGCAAACAGTTCTGTCGTTATGCATACAACTGGCACTGAATCTATGGCAGGTGTTAAGACATTCAGTAATGGCATAGTAAGTAATGTTACAGGTAACTTAACTGGTGATGTAACTGGTGATGTAACTGGTGATGTAACTGGTACAGTATCTAGTATTTCTAATCATACAACAGCAAATTTAACAGAAAATACCAATCTATATTTTACAGGAGCAAGAGCAAGAAACTCTATTAGTCTTGTAGACAATGGTAGTGGCGAACTATCATACAATAGTTCTACGGGTATATTTACATGGAGTGGTGTAACAAGTTCTACAACCAATGTAGAAAAAGTTACTGCATTGTCCTTTGGACAATTAACAGACTATGGTGCTGTTAGTTCAAGTACAACACTTACAAGCGACTTTGGTAACGTAGCAACAGCGAACGTTACATTCAGCGACACAGGGTATATTTTTACAGACTCTGGGCTACCGCAACTACCTAGTTATCTAGTTACTACATTGCCTAGTAGTGTTAGTGCAGGTGACTTAGCACTATGTACGAATGAAACTGGTGGTGCAACTGTAGTATTCTTTGATGGTACTAATTGGCGTAGAATGGCTGATAGAGCCGTTGCTAGTTAGACCTTCCACCTAATCATACAACTCTTTCTAACATCTCCTTCCCTAATGTTTGTTGGTGCTTGATGCCAAGAGTTAGGATTGTTTACAGTAATAAACATACTGTTTGGTATAAAAGGTATCTGACGTTTAAGTGTCCATTTGTCTAAGTGTTCTGGATTTGATTGATGATAAAAGTCGCACTCAGGATCTTTAAAAGCATGGCTATTTAAATCTGTGCCATTATATTCGTATAACAATGTACCGTAATCCTTTTGCTCTAAGTCCTTAGGCAAATATATCATAGCACTTATACACAGTTTAGTATCATGAAACTCATCAATATGAATATCATCTATTAGTAATTTATTTGTATCTACCCAAAAATTTAATGTAGGCGATACTTCTTCTTGTACTTTAGCAAGTCCAAACTTATCTGCAATAGTATGAAACAACTTGTTCATTTGTTTATTATACAAACGAACTTCTGCCTGTGTTCCAGAATCAACACCTAAAGAATATTGATCTCTTTCTGATAGGTCATCTCTATTATATATTAATTGTTCTGCTTGTTCAAACTCTGTAAATGCTCTATAGTCATGAGGTCGAATGCATTCAGGAATGAACATATGATGCCATGGGTCAGTAAGAACTTCACAGTTCTCTATCCTGTCTATCATATGGTCAATTTGTTTTGTAATAACCGTATACATGTTTCCTCACTATATCTTTATTAATTATCGGACTACTATGCCAAGCATTAGCACTTCTTGGTATAAAATATACTGTACCATTTGTAAACGGTAATTGGTCGATTAGTTGACAGTTCTCTCTAATTAAACTTTTAGTTAAGTCATCTTCAAATTCATTTGGTTTCCAAAATTGTGTACCAAACTCTGTAACTTGTTCTTTTCCTGGCAAATACAATCCAAATGTTACATCAAATAAATCACTATCAACATGAACATCATTTACTGTAAATTTATTTGTGTCTTGCCATAGCCAACAATCACAAGTATGTTCTGCATATATACCAAACTTGTCTGCAATAGCCATTCTAACGTATTCATGATTGAACACTAGGTCATATAGGTCTTGAAATGTATCGTTACAGTCTACATCTTGTTGTGTTCTTCCTTTAACTTCTATATCATACATATTATCAGGCCATTCTTCTATAAGTCTTTCTAATAAATTAGGGTGTATAAAGTTTTCTATTACTAATTTACCCTGTGATATCTTTGCGTTACTAATTTGTTTTAGACTATGTAAGGTGAATAAATGAAACTGAATGTCACCTATTGGTTCTACCATGCCGCCTTCAAGTAGTATTGGTAGTCTTGGATACCAAGGTTCAGCATCCATAGGTATATGTGTGCAACTATTCATTAGTCCACATACCTTACATTTTATTCTAGGATAGTCTGGGTCGTATTCCGAAGGGTGAAACGGAATACCGTTCTTTGTTCTTGCCAATTTAAATCTCTATGCTGGCTTCAAAGGAAAAGACTTGGTCCGGGAATTCATCAAATAATTCTTTTGATATTTCATCGCCCTCTTGTGGGCTAATTTCTTCATCGAGAACTATTTCATAAATGTATAACGGACCGTCTTTATCTTCATCGGTATAAGATATTACTTCTATACCTACCTGTTCTTTTTCTTCATCATAGGCTGTTAATAATTTAGTAGCCACAACACTTTGCACGATATCGAAGTACTCGATAACGTCTTCGTCTGGTAACTCCTCTCGGACTACCATTCTTGTAAAGTGTTTAATAAATGCCATTGATATTACTTACCTTTCTGAAATGCTTGAGCACCAAAGAATGCGGCTACAATACCTGCTACGGCTACAAAGTATGTTGGTGCCATACTGCCTAGTGTGGATTGTGCCTCACTTAGTCCTGCCAAACTGGCAACAACTACTGCGAAAGGATATAGTAGCATTCCAAATAATGAGAACCATGCCATTTTACGTTGAGCATCTCTCATCGCATCGGCATCTTCTAGTTCTTTTCTTTTGAACTCTAAATGCATATCCATTTCACTCTGAGATATGTGTCCATCTCCGTTAATGTCTATGTCTTCCATTCCTTCTATTGTTTTGAAGCCACGAGTATCATATGCTTCTCCGCCAACAGGTGCCGGTGCGGCTCCTGCCTTAAGTGCATCGTATTCTGCTCTACTCATACTTACTTCTGCTTTTTCGTCTGTCATGTCGTTTCTCCTACAAAACTACTGTTACTGTATCTATATGTATTTATCATAATCTTTAATCTTGACAACACCAAGATTTAGTGTATAATAGCAACATGAGTTATAAATATTATTCTATTCACACACAGAGGTAAAAATGGCATTTAACAAAGTATTCAATCAAGAAGAAAAAGCAAGACTAACAAAACTAATCCAAGAAGGCGACCAAGTTCTATATGAAGTTGACGCCCTATCTGAAGGTCTAAGAGAAACTGTGAAAGCAATCGCAGAGGAAATGGATCTTAAATCAAGTGTACTTATGAAAGCAGTAAAAGTTGCTCATAAGGCTAAGTTTACAGATGAAAGGGATAAGTTTGATGAGTTAGAAACTATCCTGGAAACTGTCGGCAAAACATTATAATTCATAGGAACATTAATCTATGAGTTATGTTGATGCATTTCACGACACCACTAAAGATAAAATTCTAGTATCTGAAAGAGTAAACGGTGAACGTAAGATAATTACACTCCAACCAGAGTATAATTTTTACTATGCTGACCCTCGAGGTAAAGCACAGAGTGTTTACGGTGATCCTGTTACTGAAGTAAGATGTAAGTCACTCAAAGAGTTTAGAAAGAACGTAGCAATTAACAGAGCAAGTGGTCAGTTATATGAAACTGATGTAAAGCCTGTAAACAAAACATTAGAAAAACATTATTTAAATATTGATCCCCCAAAATTACATTCATGTTTCTTTGATATTGAAGTAGACTTTGATCCTGTAAGAGGATTTAGTTCTCCTGAAGATGCATTTATGCCTATTACTGCTATTGGTGTATACTTAGATTGGATGGATGCTATGGTATGTTTAGCAGTACCGCCTAAAACATTAGATTGGGAACAGGCACAAAACATTAGCGGACAATACAAAGAAGTTATTTTATTTAAAGATGAAGCAGAAATGCTTAAAACATTTCTAACACTTATAGAAGATGCAGACATACTGTCGGGTTGGAACAGTGAAGGTTATGATATACCATATACCATTAATAGGATTGTAAAGATATTAGGTAAGAGCGAAACCAGACGTATGTGTTTGTTTGGTCAACTGCCTAAAGAACGTAAGTTCGAATCCTTTGGTAGTGAAAGACAAAGTTATGATTTAATAGGTAGAGTGCATTTAGATTACTTGCAACTGTATAGAAAATATAACTATGAAGAACGTCACAGTTACAGGCTAGATGCTATAGGTGAAGTTGAATTAGGTGAAAAGAAAGTTGTATATGATGGCTCGCTTGATAGACTTTACAATCATGACTTTGGTAGATTCTTAGAATATAATATTCAAGACGTTATGCTGTTAGCAAAAATGGATACTAAGTTACAGTTTATTGACCTTGCTAATACTATTGCACATGATAATACTGTATTACTTTATACAACAATGGGTGCTGTGGCTACAACAGAACAAGCAATCATTAATGAAGCACATAGACGTGGCTATGTTGTTCCTGATAGAAAAAGAGGTGGCAGTAAAAAAGATACTGCGGCGGCTGGTGCCTATGTTGCATTCCCCCAAAAAGGCTTTCACAAATGGATAGGCAGTATGGATATTAACAGTCTATATCCTAGTGTGTTTAGAGCATTGAACATGGCTCCCGAAACTATTGTAGGGCAACTGAGACCAGACTATACCGATGAAGAAGTATTAAATGCTCAGAAGTTAGATAAGAAATCTTTTGCTGATGCTTGGTTAGGTAAGTTTGGTAGTAATGAGTATGAACTTGTTATGGAAAAAGATGTAAACAAACCTATGGTGTTGGATATGGAGGACGGTTCCAAAACAGAAGTTACTGGTGCGGACATTTATAACTTAATATTCGAAAGTGGACAACCTTGGTGTCTAAGTAGTAACGGAACTATATTTAAAACAGACGTACAAGGTGTGGTACCAGGCTTACTTGAACGTTGGTATTCAGAGAGACAAGAACTACAGGCTAAGAAAAAGTCTGTAACAACAGATGCCGAAAAGGCATTCTATGACAAAAGACAATTAGTTAAAAAGATTAACCTAAACAGTTTATATGGAGCGATATTAAATCCAGGCTGTAGGTTCTTCGATAAAAGAATTGGTCAGAGTACAACTTTGACTGGTAGGCGAATCACTCGCCACATGGGAGCAAAAGTGAATGAGTTGCTCACAGGAAGTTACGATC